GTATACGGCTTTGTTCGCCAGCGTGCCGATCTTGCCGTCGTTGGTTATATTGCCGTGGGTATGATTTTCCAATGCCGCACCGACTTGTTGGGCGGAAACCTCGTGCGGATTATCTGTGTCATCAACGTGCGCGGCGAACTCCTCCGGAGTTACGGCCGTTCCGGTCGATACTGTTGCTGTGACAACCGTTCCGTTGGTTATGGAGATGATAACATTGACCGTTTTTTCAACAATTTCAGCACTTTCAGCTGTCGGCAAATATTGGGCATCATCGCCTGCATTGGCATATCCATATAGGATTTCCGCGTTATTATTATCAGGGTCAGTGGCGAAAATGCCGATCTCACGTAAATAATATCCGCCAACAGCATTACCAGGTCGTTTGGTGCCCACCGTCACCGTATTGTCACCATTTACGCGCAGTCGCGTTATGGGCTGCGTATCTTTTTGATTTATCAGCGCGGTGCGTTCAATTTCCAAGCTGCCATTTAACTGCCCATCCCCGAAAGCAAACTTGCTGAAATTCAGAGATTTACTACTGTCAGCCTGTATCTTTGACAGTGCAATCCGGCCTGCATTTGTCAGAAATAATCCACCCGAAAAACTCATTTTTTAGTTCACCTGCCTTATGGTTAAAGTCTCGACGTCATGTAAAATCAGGCCGATAGATAGTGACTGGTAGATAGGCTGCTGCAATTCCAATACCAAGGCGATCCCAGCTGCGGCTGCTTGCTGCAACATTCCGCACACCGCTTCCTGTCTGCCAAAAAATGCAGTTGGCACATCCAATTCGTCTACAGTCAGTGTTACTGCAGCAGTACCTTCTGACAATGCAATCGCAGATTCATCTATGCCAATCAGCGCCGCAGCAGCCCGGATCAGCGTATCGGCGTCACCGCCGGAATAGGCAGCAAGCATTTTTGTAATAATCATCAGACGATAGGTAGCATCATCCATACCTACACGCGACACGCCATAGGTATCTCCAACGCGATCCAACACAACGCCTGCGGCTGTGTTCAGATTGCGCCATTCCCGCACATCGCGCAGCGCAGCATCTATTACATCAATGCCGTCCGCAAAAATCCCCATAAGTTTGCCGATGTTTCCACTCGGATTTCGGTTGTATGCGCTGGTTAACATGCTTAACATGCGTTCATGCAACGTCACGTCGCAAACACCACCTTATTTCCATCCGTGGATGCGGTTTGCCGCGAGGATACAGGCACATTGCTGGTGCCGTAGGTCGTGCCATCGCCGCTTATGGCCAGCGTATAGTCTACGACGCCGCCCACTTGGTTGATCTGCTCGATTAATCGCGTATAGTACACGCTGACGCCGACGCCCAGCGCGGAAACGTACGCAATTAGCGCTGCCTGAATGCGCGCCTGCACATCGCTTGCGGTATACCCGGTTGCGACCTGTAGATTGCTGATTCGCATCCATACATTGACTGTAGTTGGGCGTGAAAATTTGACGATCTGATTGTTGCCGGATGCGTCAACAATCGTTACGCTGGTACCACCATAAGTCTGGATACCAGCGGCCTTGCGCGCCCATAATGCTGCTGCGATCGCCAAGTCCTGCCCACCGTATACGACGGCTTCCACGCTGTGTGGAGGCAATCCGGCTGCGTTCGTGCTGGCTGTGTTGTTTTCGTGTACTGCAGCGTGTTGTACACCAACCACAGTCATGATTTCTTCACGGATCGCGTCCGTGTTGGCACCGCTTGCGCGTTTCACGCTACGGTAATATCGGGCGCGGAATTCGCCCTCAGTTTCCCGGTTCCGGCCGCCAGCGAAGGTAGCCGCGTTGGTTACGGTATCCACATCCGCAATGGGCGTGACAATGGTCGTAATCGTTGCGGCGGCTGCATTGCCGTCCGGCCCCACTTCATATGCCTGCGCCGATACAGTTACCTGCCCGTCCGCGCCAATCGTGGCGTCGACTAGAGTGACAAACCGGACTTTGTTGGTCGCGGCTACGATCAGCCCCTTGGGGATCACCGTACCGGCAGACCCGGTAAAGGTCAGTTCTCCGACCGCTTTAGCGGCGCTATACGGGCGGATTCCTATGATCGCGCCAATGCGCGCAAGCGATATGCCGGTCGCAGTATCAACAAATCCCGAGTTGTAAACATCCTCCGCGAGCTGCCAAAGCAGCCCGGAAAACCACGCGTAGATTCGGAGCATCAATCCTAGGATGCTGCGCACTGAAAGGTTGATATCGCTACCAAACTTGGCCTTTGCCTGCTGCTCGTACGCATCTAAAATCTCTGCATAGCTCGGTCTGCGGAACCCGGCTGCCGAAATCCCCCAGTCATCCATCGCTGTTCACCTCCCCAGATATTATGTTACCGTCCGCAAGCTGCGCTGTGAAACGCACGGCCACGATCCGGTCGCTGCGCGCGATGTCCAGCATGTCGATTTGTTTTACGGTCGGCTCCTGGTAAATCGCCGCCGATAGGATCTCCCTGATTTCCGTATCTGCTACACCATCATCCGAAAGGATACGCGGATAGTCCGTGCCATGTCGGGTATCCAGATCCCAGTCTCCCAGCCAAGCTTGTAGTGTCACACGCACAGCCTGCGCTATGTCTGCAGCGCCATCCACAGTCAAAATGTCGCCATCCGCAATCACAAGATCGCGCGTGTCGGCATCTACGTATAAGTTCATTGTGGGCCTCCCGTTTCGCCGCCTTCAGCAGGTGCGACATGGGTATGGCTGCCCATGTCCACACCGTTCAATTTCAGCACGCCGCTGATCTCTACACCATCTGGCTTTATAGCAATGTAAGTACTGCCCGCAGCCAGTACCAACGCGCCAGATGGCAGGCCGGACGGCGCTTTGCCGCCCTTTGCGATTCCACCGATGAACACGGCGTCGCTAATGTCATGATTCCGGCTGGTCGCCGGTTCCGCAATTTCCCCATCCAACGCGGTATCGATGTCCTTGTCGCAGATCACGATCAGCCCGACATCGCCTTTTTGATACCATGGGCGGATCGTAAAATCACCCATGGAAAGCGCGGCCACCGGCACGCCGGTAAGCTGCGGTTGGTTCGCCATAACGCCGTCTATATTGGTTTGCACCAACGGCTGCGCGTCAATTGTCATGGTTTGTGCATCAAAACGCACGACTTTCACCAGCTCCGCGACTCGCAGATTTCCTGCCAGCTTTTCTTCGCGTGCAGACTTATTGTCCCGGTTGCTCATGCTGGAATCACCTCCATAATCGTTTTCCAGTCGCCACTACGGTCGCCCTTGTGTGTGACTTTTTTGACCATATAGCTGCCGTAGGTGGATGAATCCTGTATTACGACCACATCGCCGACGCCAATATGATAATTCAAAAGGCATTCGCGTTTTTCGTTGCCTTCAGCTTCCGATTGTTAGACGCGGGTCTTCTTCGTTGCCTTAGCGGTGGTATTCACCGTTTGGCTTTCGGATTTGCTGGATGATTTAAGCAGCCCCGTTTGCGGGGTAAGCAGATAACCGGTCGTCACGCCCATATCGGGTGGAGCGATCACGATCTGACCTGTGCGCAGGATCAACCGCGACTTGCAGTCCGTACAGACCAACGACGTCAATATGTCCTTCAGTTTGCCAGTGCAGACCTTCCCGCGCTTATAGGTTGGATTTTCGGCCAATAGGCACAGCCCGACCTCGACGCCAAAGAGGGCAAGCAAGTCAGCAAGTATTGTTTGCGCATCAATCGGCCCTTTGTAGCTTTTGTTCACATGTGCGCCAAGCCACTGCTGCAGACTGTCCGCCGCCGTGATTTTAGTCGCAACGTCAATGTCGCCTTCTTCGTGGCTGAAGGACGCCACAGAACCCACGAAAACGGAACCCACATCCCCTTGATACCCAGCATTGACGATAACAGGAACGCCCTTCGCAATGGCTGCACGTGTAGATGGAGCCAGGTTGTAGACCTCCAGTTTGCAGATCGGCACACCCGCGTCATCCTCGGACATTACCTCGAAGCTAAACCGCAAGTCGTCCAACAGATAGCGACTGCTACCGATCTGCAGCGTAGCTTGCCGTCTCCAAAAGCGCATGTCAGTCCCCCCGATCCACTAGCCAAAGTTTGACTGCCTGACCAAAGTTGTCATATGTGATCGTATCGATTTGATCGCCGTCCGCAGCGGCCGGGATGATCAAGGGAAGGGGATAGCGCTCATCTGAAAACTGTTCAAACAGGGGCTTGCCATATCGGATGCTCTCTCCATAGCACAGCACCTCGTTCTCAGGCACCGGAATGGATAAATCCACCGTGAAAAAATCACCTGCTTCGTTGTATTTGAAGGCCATACGATATGTCTTATCTGTCAACTTGATTTCTATGGAGCACGGCACCATATCTCCGGTGATGGGGATATACGCCCGCGCCGCCGCATCTGTCATGATCCGCATGTCAGTACCCCCTGTAGGTAGGATTTGTTCGGGCAGATGTGATGCCTGTATTCTTAGGCTGCGGGTCGTTAAAGCTGGACACATAGTCCGCATACCCGCTCAATGCGGTGACCAGCCCGATATTTTCCTCAGCCTTCGCACTCTTTTCGGTGGCTTTAGAGCGAGTCGCGGCACGATCCGACCCGGACATCGCAAACGCCATGACTGGCGCATATGCCGCACCGGTCAAGCGCATCTGCTGTAAGGTCAGCTTGAATGTAAAACCGCCTATGCCCGCCGCTTTGCTACGCCCTATAGACAAGGATGTAATCAGCATATCGTTATACACATCCTCACCCCGATAGTTGAGCAAGTCCCGGTTCTGGCACATTGCAATAAGAACCGCTCGCTCGCCTCCCACGACCGATGTGACAACGCCCGAAACAGACACCTTGACCGGGTCGGCGACGGCGTGATCGTCGATCGCACCGCCGCCCTCGATTGGGTTGCTGGTGACCTTGTTGCTATATGTCGCATCCTCAGATTCCACCACGCCCGAAAACGGTTGGAAGGCGACCGTCCCGCTGTCTCCGGTCAGATAGTAACTCACGCGATTCCCTCCTGTATTGCTTCTTGTTCAGCTTCTTCTGCACGCAGACGCTCATATTCATCCCGGATTACACGCCGCACGTGCTCGTCGATCTCAGCCTTATCGGCCTCCGATGCGCTACCCGACAAGTTGATATTGACATTCGGTGCGAAATGCAGCACTTTCCCGCCGCCCCGCGTGATCAGCTGATCCGCCTTCTCGGCGGGTACGATGGCTGTACCACCGGGAAGGAATGCAAGTTCTCCGCTACGCGGGCCGTCGTTGATCCATGTCCAGCCGCCCGGATGGTCGTCCGTGCCGCGTGCATTGCGCGGTATAGTGGTTCCAACGCCGGTGACCGATGTTTGGATCGATACCGTACCGATGCTGTCCGCCGCATCCCGGATGCGGTTGAATTGCAGGATGATGCCGTCAGCACCGGTCTTAGCCGCGCTGCCCATCGCATCCCACGCATCCGTGCTGTCCTGCGTGATGTCCTTGTACATATCTGCCGATGTAGTGCCGATTTCAGCCATCCCCGCTTGCGCGTCCGCTGTCTGCAGTTCCACCGGGGGAATTTCTATGGCCGGGACATCTACCGTTGGGATTTCCATTTCAGGCAACTCCGTGCCTGCCTGATCTGCGATTGATCCCATATTGTCCGCTATAGTGCCCGTTGCATCGGCGACATCGGATGCGCCGCCAAATAATCCTGTGATCCAGTTGATTACAGCGCTCCCGGCATCGGCGATCCAGCCAATGATTGTGCCGACTACCTCGGCGATGACGCCAAGCACCTGCCCAATTACTTGCAGGATTGGGGCAATCGCCTGCAACACAGGTGCGATCAGCCCTAGCAGCTGTGCGATCGGCGGCAGGATCGCCATGCAGATCACATTAAGAATTTGCATGATTGGCGGCAGCAGCGTTTGTGCCAACAGCGATATGACGCTGATCAGCGGCGGCAGCACGGTCTGCGCCACCATGGATATGATTGGGATCAGTGGTTGTATTACCGTGAAGATCATGCTCAGCGCGTCGGACAGCACAGGCAACAGGGTCATGCCAAGTTCCATCAGGATGGGGCCGCCTTCCGCAAACCCGTTGGCCAGCACGTCCACAAACTGCATTAGCATGAGTTCGATTGTCGGCCAAGCCGACAGAATCGTATTAAACAGCTCCGTCAAAACGGGTGTGAACTTTGCGCCCGCACCCGCGATAAAGTCCTGCCACATGCCCTTTACGCCCTTTAGGCCGTTGGTGTAGCTGCCTGCGGTGCGCGTGACGTCAGTCAGTGCATCGCCTGACTGAGATACTATGACATTGAACCGAAGCTGCGCCTTGGTAGCCTCATCCAGCTCCGAAAACTGCTTGCGCAGTTCAGAAGCATTACCTTGGTAGCCCATGGAAAGCATGGATTGTTGGATCGCGGCCTCGTTCATGACAATGCCCAGCGATTTCAAGCCCTCAGTTTCTCCCATCAACCCCGAACGAATCTTTGCAAAAGCATCCTCGTCGGAAATATTGTGGAAACTACCGAGATCGTAAGCGAGCGATGTGATCGACTTGGACATTTCGGCGCCAGCTTCTTTAGCCATGCCGAGGCCCTTCATCATAGCTTGCGAATCGGCCATGAAGCCTTTGATTTCCTCTTTCGATCGCTTCGCCGAAGAACTGAAGTTATCGATCCATGTCTCGGCTCCAGTAGCCGCAGAGCCAAAAACAGTATCAAACTTTGATTGCGTTTCCTCGGCATTGGCAGCGGCATCAATTGCGCTGCCAACGAAATCCTTCAGTAAATCAATTCCCTTTTTTATTATCGCAAGTCCCGCAATCGTTTTGATTGCAGACGCAAATTTACTTCCTAATGTATCGGCGGCAGAACCGCCGCGACGGCCCATTTCGTCGAGATCATCACCGGATTTTCCGGCCTGATCGCCTAAGCCTTTCGCATCGTTTTCCGCATCCTGCAGCGCCGTACCCAACGTGGCCTTGATTGCCTGCACGGGATGCCGGATCGCATTCGTGATATCGCTAAATACGGACTTTGCCCCCGCCCCGAGCCCTTTGGCTTTGGCGGCAGCATTGTCCAGTGCCGCTCCAAGCCCGGCGCGCAGAGTTTTGCCGAGGCTGTCTCCTTGTCGGATGCTTCCCAACAGAGCGCTGCGTACCGCCGTCCCCATTCCCGTACTGGCGTTGGACACGCCGGAAAACGCCGTCTCTGCCCGCGTGCCGATTCCTTGGATGCTAGTGCCTATCTGCTCCAACGCATCGGCTGTACGTTGGGATTCGTCCTGTATTTGCTCCTGTTTTTGCTGTGTGTCATCCAATGGGGCGGTATCGATCGCCCACTGGACGCCAAACGTCAACCCACGCTGATCGGTCATACTACCGCCCCCTCTCGTTATTTTTTTCCTGAATTGCTGCAATGTACAGCTCTTTTGCAGCTAGGCACTCATAATAGTCGGCGGCATCCATCGCAGATAAATCCGCAAATGTTAGGCCGCCGCTGTCGAAAATCAAGAACCAGAATGCTTTATTGCGCTGCGCCCGCAGCGTTGCCTGCTCTCTGCTGCTTTCCCGGGCGAAGAAATCGTTCGATCTCACGGATCAGCAATTCGGCAGTTTCGATGTCATCCTGCTCATCAAAATAGTTGAATCCTTTCTTGCTGACCTCGTGAGGGTTTACAACCACATTTTTGAACATCGTATCCATATACCGCAGCACATCCTTGTTGTCGCCAGACATGCCGCAGCGCTGGTTCGTTTCAAAGTACCAGCGCGGGGAGACAGACTGCAGTTCAAACTCCTGCCCGTTTACGTTTACTGTTTCAGTACGATACATCCTTCTATACCACCTTTCGCTTATGTTTTTGTATGGGTCATGCGGCCCCGGATAGCGGGCCATCACTGCATATCAGCACGCGGGACGTAGATCGTGATCTCGCCGCCGCTGATCTCCTTGCCGCGCTCGATTGGTGGCATTTTAAGGATCGCACAGTTTTCGGATTGCAGGATGAAACCGGAGCCTGTGGTTGCGTCCCGCACGACCAGCGGAAACGTTTTGCGTGCCTGGGCGATCCGCCGGAGGTAGGGAAGAGATGCGGAATCCTGTGACAAGGTGAACGTCACCTTCGCGCTTCGGTTGGAATTTCCCGCATACGATACAGACCCATCCAGCCCTACCTTGGGCAGGATCGAATCCTCGTTGTCCTCGATTTTGACCGTGCTGCCTTCGGCGTATCCGGTGATCGGGCGCTGATCCACCAGCATAGTCACATTGTCAAAGCTGTAAATATCCATGTTTAGCCCTCCTCGGCAAGTCGAATGCTGAGCGTACCGGTCACGCTTACGCCATGGACGCCACCCCGCAAGGTCGCGTGCCATGTGATGTCCGGCATGATGCGCTGCGCAATCTGCGCTTCCGTCGCATCTGCATACCGGGGTATAGTAACCGTGAATTGCGGCCGGTTGTCGATCGTCCGAATGATGCCGTTTTCAGCTGCGCCGTTCAGCGCAGAAATCACGGCGGCAGCAACCATAGCGAACCCAGTATCGTCATACGGGACATCGTCCGTATCCACCATAAGATTGGTAATCGCTGCACGCATGGCTTGCTTGATCTGCCAGCGGCCAATCACCACATCAATGAATTCACCATCGGCGCACACACCATCGCGCATATAATTGCGCTTATGATTGTTGACGTAGGTGTTGACATGATTTGCAAGAATCGTCCCCAGCGCGGTCGCATCTACATCTACGGCGGCGACCCCGCTGATATCTTTCCATTTCCAGGTGACAGCCTGCGGATAGTATCCGAGCATGCGTCCCACCCACGCCGCATGCATGAAACTGTTGGCCGCATCAGGGTTGTAGCAGATGAACGCCTGTGCATCCGTCAGCGCCAGGGTTTTTGTGGCCGTCTGCGCAACCAGCAGCTTTTCGGCTTCCTTTTGGCCTGCGGCAAGATCTTGCCGGGACAGCACCGTAGCTGCCGCCCATGCGGCGATCGCAGTAATCTGCGCATCTGTTGCCGCCGCCAGAATCAAGTAGTACCAGTCGTCATGACTGTCGCGCAGCGTATCCAGCGCATCGGCTATATCGTCGTTTGTAACAGACGTTGCGAGACCCAGCACAGCCACCGTTTCCGGTACACTGCCGGACAGCTCCGCATTGGCATATAGTGCTTGTGCGGCCTTACCAGCAGCTGTGGCTACAGCGTAGTCGGCCAACAGCGCATCCAACGACGTATACTCTTTGTAGGATTTTTCACCTTCGAGGGTCAATATCAGTGGAACCAATGATTCACGCGGCGTGATTTTGGTATCCAACCCTACGTGTACAACAATATCCTGTACCATATATCCTCCTAAATTTCTGTAATTGCTCCGCCCACAATGATCGGAATATCGATCGTAGTCGTGCGGTCAAATCGAACCCGCACGTCAAGCCCATATTGCCTGGCGACTTCATCGATTATCAGATTGCTGCGGCACTGCACGTTCCCCACTTCTACGACCGCAATCCCATCCAGCAGCAGTTCGCGCCGGCCTATATGCAGCATCCAGCTCATCGCGCGCTCCGCCAGCTCTAATGCCTCATCGTCGCCGTAAATGCGGCCATCTCTACCATCGCGGTCGTAGCTAACTGCTGTGATGCTGATGGTGGCTTCTGTCGGTTCGCGCCGGTACTGTGTGCTGCCATCCTGCCATATGCTTGCGCCACCAAGCGGAATCAGCGTGCCAACTAACTGGTAGTACAGCATTGGCGGCTTCGCCTCTGGATCAGTTTGGTCATGCAGCAAAACAGGCCGTCCGAGAAAATCGTACAGCCTGCGGCAAATGATATTCCGCACCGTTTTGATCATCATACTGCCGTCCCCCTGCGCTCAACTGTGTAGCGCCGCAAGGTTCCAATGTGACCATAGTCCCGTGATCCCGTCACAGTATAGATGGTTCCATCCACCTCTACGTCAGCGCCGACGGCAAGCGCATACCCATCAGCATATAACTTGCGGGAATCGGCCGAATAGGTGCCCTGCGGCGCGTACCGTAAATCCTCATCTGACGACAACGGTAGCAACGCACCTGAAAATGCGATGCGCTGCACCGTGCCGGGGACATGCTGCCCGCCGTTGTCATAGTCGATTGTTCCTGCGCCGCGCCGCAGTTCGTAGCAGGTGCGCAGGATATGTTTTGGTAATTGGATCATGTGATCACCTCGTACGATATTGTGTTTGCCAACCGCCCGGATTGAATCAGCGGCGTCGTTTTACCCGGCGAAGATGCCAAGGTCAGACTGCCTTTGGGCAGAATCGCACCGCTGCGCATGTATCGCTTGATGATGCCGACGCCCGCCGCTCCGATTCTTGCGGCGGCAGCTTCGGCAGTCAGCCCGTGAAATACGATCGCACGCGCCGCCTGTTCACAGGCCTTGGCGATTTTGTCCCTTCCGCCGTCATACCCCGCGCGGATAAACGATCGTTCCGGGATCGTCACCTTCGGCACAAGCAGGTACAGAAATTCAATCTGATCTCCATTGCGGCCTTTGCTGCGCACAAGAAATCGGTTTTCTCCGTTGTCCAGCACCCATGCGTCATCATAGTCGCGCGGGGATTTTTTGCGTGCGGCCGGGGACAGCGGGATCGCCAAATTGCGGGCGTTGCGCGGCGAGATTGTCGCGCCAAACTCATGGACATATGCAATGCGCAGCAGTTCGCCCTCTTCGCTTCCCAATACGCCAACACGGATTTGCATCTGTGCAAGGCGGTTCAGCTCGGCGCGTACCCGCTTGCGCCATTCACTGATATCATCTTGTACGATGATATGCGCCATTACGCCCACCGCCTATACTTGTTGATTACAGCTTGCCAGGATGCGGGCGTTTCAGTCGCCCATTCCCAGCGCACGTCCGATATTGCGAAGCTTTTCAGCCCTGCGCTGCCGCCGGACTGCAGCTTTCCAAGCGATGCCTGCACCATCTCCATGCACAGACCCTCCAAGTCTGCGGGCAGAGTACATGGATCATTATCGGTTACATCCTTGGGCAGAATATATCCGGCTGTATACACTACGCTGACATTGCGGCTTGTGGCACGCGGGTCGTACGCCAGCCCAAATGGATATCCGCGCCATGGCCAGCCATCATCCTTGTACAGGATTCCGTTGTCTTCAATGCTGTACTCGCTGCTATCCAGCTCCAGCCCATCAATAACCACGTGATCCACCTGAAGGATGGGCCATTGCGATAGCAGCAGTTCTTGGCTCCCGGTCGGCGTGATGCGCTCGGAATATGTCTGCTTGCGCAACTTGCGGCGCAGCTCCGTTTCGATCGATGCCGACGCCTGATTGATCAACATGGCGACCAAATCATATTGGTCGCCATTAAAATCCTGCAGGATCGCCATTCGTTCCGGTGTGGTCAGCGCGTTATCCGACAGGGTAATCACCGTTTGTCACCTATCACCAACGCGTAGGTTGCGGTGGCGGCAGGGTTGGTGCCGCCTGTGAACTTAGGCGTTGCAGTGACTTTGACATACCGCTTGCAGGCGATCAGATCGATCTGCCAAATCGTCTGCTTGCCGGCTGCAATTGCCTGTTCGGCCTTGCAACCAACAAACAGGCAATCGTCATCAACGGCTTCATACGTGCCGGATTCGGCATCGCAGTGCGTTACCACAATGTCGATCGCGCTTGCGGTGGGCGTTCCGCTGATCGCGCTGACATCTGCCGCAAACACAGCGGACAGGCAGCCATCACGGTCTATCGCTTTGCCGCTCGCTCCCTGGATTACGGTGATGCTATCATATAAATTGCGTTTCATCGTTCTTCCTCCAATTACTCTGCCTTGGTGTAGATGTTCTTGGCAACGACAAAGGATTCCTCGTGGCGCACACCGAAGTCATGTGTCGAAAGGATGCGCAAAATCGAATAATCCTCATCGATTGCTGAAATTAGGCCATCCTCATCCTCGACGCTTCCCTGATCGAAGAGTCGGGTTTCCATATCGAGCTGATCAGCGATGATCAGGTCAGACCAACGGCCAAAAATTAGGCTGGTCTTTACATTCGCATCATTACCGACAGCGATGGCGTCCGATACAAAATAGGGATGCTTGCCCAGTTTTCCTTCGTCCATGGATGCGCGATAAACGTAGTTTCCGGAGCTGTTGACCATGTTGTACAGCACTTCCCACAGGTAGCCATTGAGCACGAATCCGAGGGTGCCGTTGTCACGGACATTTTTCTGCAAGAGCTTTGCCATCATGGTGCCTGTGATTCCGCTATCAGGTATCGCGCCAACGTCAAAAGTCTGAACTCCTGCCGTGTTCAAAATGCCGAGCGGCTCAAACTCCGTGCCCTTGCCGTTTAGCACGGCAGCATTTTTGCGTTCCGCCATCGCGGCAAGCGCATCGTCCAGAACGACACGATCTGCGCCATATGCGTTGCTGCGGATCAGGTCGTTTGTGACTACGACCTTCGTTATCAGCGTTTTAACGCTCAGCTTCTTTGTCCCAACCGTCATCTTACTGGCGGGGGCTTTGCGTTTTTCCCCAACATAGTGGGCGCTTGCACCGCCTTTGATCTTAGGGATTGTAACGTTGCCGTTCGGCGCAGAAATCGTACGTGCGCCAAGCGATCCGATAATCGTCAGCGGCCTAAGCAGTTCAATGATTTCCTGCAAATAGATCTCCGGAATGAAGTATCCTCCTTCGGACGGAGATGTCGCGCTCATAGCCTTCAGTTCCCGGTGCAGGATAGCATCGTCCGTATACATTTTCTGCGCAATGTGCAATGCTTTGTCAGGATCGCCGCCGGACTGTGATACGGCTTTGACAGCACGTGCCCAACCGATGCCCTTCTCCTGCTTGGTAGGATGCGGATCGGCCTCCGGGCTGCCGGTGGCCATATAGATGCCTGCATACTTGCGCTCCACGGCAGCGGCGGCAGGCGCACCTTTTGTACCGGATGCGTTGCTGCCGTCGCCTTCTTCATGGGCAGCAGGCGGCGCGGCCTTGGTTTCCAGAGCCGACGCTACGGCTGCCTTGACCTGTTCTGCAATCATACTGTTCAGTTCTTCTTTGGTCATCTTCGCCATTTTTCATTCCTCCGTCAATCTTCGTCTTCGATTTCGATCAAGTCATCGACCCCATCATCCGGGACTTCAACGCCCAAGGCCCGCAACTGTGCAATGAGCTCCCGGCCTTCAGCCAGCAGTTCCGCTATACTTTTTTCCGCACCATCCGGCACGGAGACTTTTTCTTCCGCCATTTGCGGTGTACCTCCTTTATATCCTGTGATTTGGGCTGCACTGTTGGCCGCCCATGTGACGATACTGATTTCCGGCAGTTCCAGCTCCTGCAGATGGCGGATGCAGTCCTGCATTGTGTGCCGTATAACGCAGTAGCCAATGGACAGTTCCTTTAAAACCTTATCCCGGATCAGGATGCGCACATCCTTGCCCATGCTGGTCGGGCTGATGTATCCCTTGATATACAGTCCGACATCATCCTCGCGCAGTTCCAGCGTGCGGCCGACCGGCAGCCAGTTGTCGTTGTGCAGCACTAGGATCGGCACACCGTCCTTTGCCGCGCCTTCGCGGATCGTATAGGCGAACGCGCCGCGCTCAACAACGTCTCCGTCATGGTCTACTATGTCCCATACAGATGCATATCCCTCGAATATACCCTGTTCCTCATCGATGCTCGCCACATCGAACCGCAGCGATTTGTGCATTACCTCCGGCAATTTCTCACCACCTCCTGATTTTTGGTAATCAAAAAGCACCCCTGCGGGTGCCATGGGAATCATGCTTTTATTTCTTGTGTTTTGCTGCCAAATCTTTGATGTGCTGCGGCTTTTCTTCGTTCTCCCAGTCAGGATACTTCTCCCACAGGGCTTTTAGGGCACCATAAAACGCGTGGTCAATCTCGCGCAGCTCTGCTTCCCAGGGCTCACCATCCAGCATGCCGGGATTATGATACTCCTTATACTGTTCCATGATAGCTTCCGTTTTTGCAGCGGTTTCATCATACAGCTTTTGCGCTTCATCCCAATAGCCCATTTCTACCTCCTGCACTTGCGCAAAGCAATGCACCATAATCCTCCGCTTTGCTTTATTGATTGATCTCATCCCACCAACCAGGATATTTTTCCCGAAGTGCCTTCAGACCCGATGAAAACGCTTTCATAATTTTCCGTTCCTCTGCCGCCCATGGCTCTCCATCCAGCATTCCAGGGTTTCGGTAGCCTTCATATTGTTCCATGAGTCTATCGAGTTTCTTTCGCGTTTCATCGGATAGACGCTGCGCTTCTTCCAAATAACTCATTTATGTCTCCTCTCGTAGTAAAATCCATAATCCTGAGACATGCGGCTGCATATGTAGTGGTATTCATCGACATCGGGATCAAGGTCACCGTTCCTTGCTCGTTCAATGGCCTCATTTCTATACATGTTCCCAAAATCATGTTGAACGATGTAGTCCTCTTTTTGTATTGTGCCCGGAAGGACGCGCATCACATACTCGTATTCGCTGTCGAATCCGCGCAGTTCAGCGAACCGATACTTCAGCGCCTCGCTGATATCGAAAGCACTGAAGCTGTACCGTGTAACGCTGTCCGGATGGTTATGCGTCATATACGCCCCATACAGTGCATCGTCCGGCAGTCCGTGGATATTCACGCCATTGATATGGCCTCTGACCCGATATACCTGGCCGCTTTGCGTCACAATGATAGCCGTTTCATAGTTCTTCCCAGCGATCTCCGGTTCATACTCGCTCAGCACCGCTCCGGCTGTTTCCAGTGTGGGACGCGGAATCTCAGCAATCTTCTCCGGCTCGGCGGGCACCAGACCATCCATGTCATAGTTGCCGGTATCATTGTCTGCCCGCAGTATATCATGCTCTGCTTGACTCTGTACAGGCTGATCTTGAATTTCCTCGCCCGCAATCAGATCGCAGCGGCAGCCGATGGTTTCTGCGGGAGATCCGCTGGGATCGCCCGGATACAACAGCCCGTTGGCAAACCGCTCATCGATCCCAATCGTCACGCCATTTAGACGCTTATGGCTGTCGCGGACGTCGTCATCGCCTGCGGTCAGCCACGTCTTCGTGGCGATTCTGGCTCCCTTGATCGCATCAAAATTGCCGGACATCAGGCTGGTATGTACTTCATTCGCCGCGATCACGCCAGCACGCCCGGCAGACACGCCTGGCATGGTCTGCTTGACGCGATCGATCAGCTGCCGACGGCTATCACCGGCTGCAATGCCATCCGCGATGGTGCGGGCCAGCGCAGCACGCGTCGTATCGTTGATCCCCTTAACGCGCGCCGCGCCCGCCTCAAGGACTTGACGCGTCAGCGTTGGCTGCTGCACGCTGATGTTATATGCGGATACGGCAAGCTCGCTCCCCGCGCTGTAGGCAGACTGCCAAACAGGCCGCAGCGCGGCCTGCATAGCGCGATCCTGCGCAGGCCAGTCTACGGTCTGCCGCAGGATGTCCTCCACGCGGTCGACCACCGTGCGCATATCGCCGGATATGTCCACGCGAAGCAGGTCGCCCCAACCGTCGTTATCTGATTTGGCCTGCGCGCCCAGTGCTCGGACGATTCCGTCATGCTGCCGTTTCAGCGCACGCAGTACTGTCTGCCGGGCGGCACGCTCCTGTGCGCTGCGCGCTGTGTCCATCGCCCGGCGCACTCGCGCGCGGTCTGCCGGAATGCGCTTCGCTTTTTGCCCGGTCAACGCCGCGCTATCGCTGGCCGAGGACGTAGGGTTTTCGGGTTGCCGCGTTGCATCGCCAAGTATTGCGGATGCCTTGGCAGTATCGAAGGGGAAGGCAGATGTTATGATCTCAATCGCGCTTTCCCTGGACAATTCGCCCGAATTTACCGCCTGTACAATGTCCACGAGACTCGCAATTTGAGCGCCATTCAAACTGACCTCCTTTGCGGTTTGCACCTCGCGCGCTTCCATATCTAGATCTTGTGGAACTTGCGAGGCCTGCTGCGGTGCGTTATCCGCATCCTGCTCTGACGTTTCCGCAACGCCAGAAAGCACAAACGATGTCAAAAGTTCATCCCTGGGTACGATCATGCTACCGGACGGCACAACGAATGCGTCGCCGCCTTCAACAGGATCGAACCCCATTTGCATCCGCCATTCATTGATCATAATGGCGCATCGGCTCAGTCCTTCGTTTGCAACCTGGAGTTGATATTGTTCATCCTGCGGGATGATATCGTCATACTCCCATGTAAGCCCCGCCTCAAACTGCGGCAGCAGCTGGACATTGATTGCGTCCTGCCGCAGCAACAGCTGCGGCGTCAGGACATTTTCTGCATAGATGGACTTTGCGGCCTCCGCTGTGGCTCGGTTGCTATTTTCTACAATTCCCAGCATCTCGGGCGGCACGCCCCAGTGGCTGTTCACCGTGTCCCGCAAATCCTTGCGGGATGCAATGAAATCCATTTCACGCGGACTATCGGACATCCTGAATACCTGCACATCGCTTCGCGGTATGATGCCGGGTCGATACGCATTCCATGGCTCTCTGTGCCTGCTGTCCAGCTTCGATAAAAATCGACGCGACTGTTCTTCTGTAATCCCTTGCGCCGCAATGAAATAATCCGCACGCGCGTTGTTGAAAAACAGTGACTTGGAGAATTTGGTTGCGTATTCGTAGGCTTCGACCTCGTCCGCGACGGCTTCCGCCTGCCCGATCCCGCGCCCATAGGGGTCGATAGGATTCAGGTCTTTCAGTGCGAACACATCCTGTATGGATACATTTGCACGCTTACCATCCATATTTTGAATTACATAGTATGGTTGGCCCCGGTGTGGGATATCCATGATCCAATGTGGCGGCACGGGCCAAAGCTCTGTGGGCGCACCATTGCGCCCGCGTTCGATCACGCAGACGGCCGTGCCCTTTAGCTGATACCAGATTTCCAGCAGCCGCCAAATTCCGGACGCGGTCAGCTCCGGCAGCGGGTTTGGATGATTCCAGAACTCCAGAAACGGGTGCTGCAGCACTTCCTTTCGATTATCTCCGACGCCGCGATACAGTTTTCCTGGCACACTCGACAGATCTGTTGCGATCTTGCGCACCGGCGCAAGGCGCGGATTTGTGAGGTAGGATTGCAGCCATTCGGCCGTGTTGCGGTCGGGCGGCTTTGCCATGGCCGACTGCATCAAGGACATCGTGTTATGCGCGGTCGGTTTAGCTTTCCCGCTTATCAGCATCTTCGCCGCTTCCCAGCGGATTCCCATGTGATCCCTCCTTTGCAGTAATCACGCGCTTGCGCGCCTGATCGCAGTACTCATCCGCCAGTTCTATGGCTATGTAGTTCCGGTTTGTATGAATGCATGCCTCCGCAGTCGATCCGCTTCCCGCAAATGGGTCTAGCACCAATGCGCCTGGATGTGTAGTAGCCTCAATCAGCATACTCAGCAGTGCAACGGGTTTCTCTGTCGGATGTATCATGTGCGCCCCCGGCACCTTCCGTACCTGCAACACATCCATAGGACGGTGACCCGGAAATGAAAATCCGCCTTTATCTGCGAACAGCAATAGCTCATGCCGTGGCGCAAACGCAGATTTCGTATTGCCCATACCGTGAAAAACTTTGTCCCATACGATGCACGACCGAATCGAAAACCCGGCATACTGGATCGCGCTGCGCCATACCTCAAGCACATCCCAACGCGTAAAACACAGCAGGCAGCCTCTGTCATTTAAAATGCGATATGCATCATACAGCCACCATATGAACGGGGATTTGTCGTTTTTAATTGTTTTATTGTTGCGTGACCGATATTGAATTCCGTATGGCGGATCGGTCAGAATCAAATCAACACTGGCATCCGCCAATGTAGGGAGAATGCGCAGGCAATCCCCCCGCGTGATGGTGTTTAAGATAGTTGCGGTGTTTCCTTCTTTCTAAATTGTTCTGATTTCTGCAGATTGGCTAACCGCAGTTCTGTGTTGTACAGCTCTGCGCTCAGCACCTCGATCTCATCCCGCAGTTGCTCCTCCGGCGTGCGGGGTTCGCCGCTGTGTACAATGATCATGTATGCCCCCTCAAAAATAGATTGTAAAAGCGCCCTGTCCGTCACCCTGCAGCATTTCGGCCAGTCCGGTCGTTGCGTCAGGCGCATCGTCGTGGGCGTTTTTGCCATTGCGTTGATAGGTATTCATGTCGCGGTAGTATTCTGGCCACCGGCGATCCCAGTCTTCTGGGTAAAACAGATTGCGCATCACATAGCTTGACCCGGATAAGATGCGCGCCTGCTTGTTCTCGCCCTGATGGAACCACTCGACCGCAACGCTGCGATCCTGATGGTTGTCCCACAGCAGACGCTCCACTGTCCTCGCAAAGCCACGACCGCCATTGTTGCTTTCGATTTTTGCGATGTCGACATGGTTGTCATGGAACTGCGCCGCTACCGCTGGCTCGGTAACTTCCATTGGCTCATCCGTATAAACGACGTCCAACACGAATCCCTGCCCGGCAAGCTGCCCAGCCACGATGCTGCATAACCTGTCGCTGCCTGTATCGGCGGTGTCGGTGTAGGATATGACGCGTTCAAACGCCAACGTGCCATCCGACTTTCGTGGCAACTCCTTATATGTCGCAAAGCTGCTGTACAACTTTCCCTTGATATCAACCGGATGCTGCTGGTAGTTTGCATCCGCAATAGCAGCCGATGTGAGGGCGCGCTTTTTAAAGTAGCTTTTCTTTGATAGTAGCTCCTCGCACAGCATTTCCCCGGATTCTTCGTCATAGGCTGGACGGCGGAACACATACCATTCGCCTGCATCCTCCTGCAACAGCCTGCCGCAGAGATCGCGCGTTGACCAGCGCGTCATATTGACGATCTGGAGGCCGCCTTCCTCGATCCTGCTCAGAAATGTGTCGCAGTACCATGCCCACTGCTCATCCAGCACGCGGTCATTGAAGGCTTCCTTGTCATTTTTGATCGGATCGTCAATAATACCAATGCGGCATCCGACACCGGTGATCGTGCCGCCGGAGCCGGTAGCCAAGTAGTTGAAGAACTGGCCTTCCAGCGACCAGAGCTGCGTGCTGGCGTCGCCCTGTTTGATCCGGGAGGCGGGGAACACGTCCGAGAAGATGACCAGTCGCGGATCAATCTTTGTCGCGTCGATGTCGTCGCGGACGTTTCGGGCGAAGCGGCCCGCCAGCGTTTCGTTGTAGCTGACGCTAATGATACGGTTCTCGTTTGATTTGCCGAGCAGCCACTGGCAAAACAGTGTCAGGATATAGGACTTGCCATGCCTGGCGGCAAGTTCATCATGAACTTTTTATAGGGTTCGCCTGTATCCGGGTTGATCAGCCTGCCCTCGTACAGTGCTTGCAAATCGTTTGCCAGGTCGCGCAAGTAAGTACGGTCGTCGCGGAAAAACTTCGGATTCCGCAGCTTGCAGTATTCCCAGAAGCTCTCCCGCGCTCGAAGGAACCGGTCGTCGGTGACGCCATCCGGCGCAAGCAGATACTTTAAATCATTCGCTGCCATGCGGTCACCTCCCAAATAGCGTTAAACGGCGTTAAACGCCCGTTATTTTGCGTTAGGCTCTCCCTCGTAATAGAATTGGGCCATCCAGCCATAAAATTGGCTGGACAGCCCGTCCGAAAGGAGGCGCAGAGCCATGACCCTCTGCATATGCTTCGCCCTTTCGCGCCGAAGGAGAAACAGGACGGCGCGGGAGCGAAACATCAAATGTGATCATCCGGCGTCGGCGCGGGGCGATTACTCAGCCTCCGGCTCTGCAGGATTGCTTGTTGTCAGCGCGACGCTTACTGTCTGCGGCTGGCCCATCAGGCTAAGGCGCACGACCGCGCGCCGCTGCCTGGTATCTACCTTTACGATGCGTCCCTGCAAGTTTGCAAGCGGCCCACCAGTGATTTTGATCTTGCCATTTCCATCATGGACGCCATGGGAGATGCCGATCACATATTGATCGTCCATCATCCCCAGCAGCTCCTGCATTTCGGCCTCCGGCACACTGCGCGGGATGTCGCCATCCGCAAGGCCCAGCAGCCGGATCACGCCGTCGATACGCTTAAACTCATAGTATCGTTGCGCGTGCAGCCGCTCGGTTTGCACAAACACATAGCCTGGATACAGCAGCCGCTGCAGCTCGCGGAACTCGCCGCCGTGCCGCTCATATATCGTCTCTATGGGCGTAAACGCAGCGACTCCGGATAGCCCTCGCGCCGCCTCCGCGACGGGTAACTCATGCCCTGTGCGGACGTGCAGCACATACCAATTATCCATCCTCATCCCGTCTTGCCTCCTCTTCCGCAGCCGCGCGTACCAGCTCGGTAATGCGGTATAGCAGATCGGGATCATCCTGTATCTGCTCCCGCATCCGCGCCATGATGTTGATTTCAACGTCTTTGCACGCGCGGGCGCGGGTCGATTTCATTCGTTCCTTATAGATGGCAGACCGCTGAATTTGCACCAGCAGGCGGCCCGCCTTTTCCAGAGGCATATTCTCAAAGTCGTCTTCCGCCGTGGCGATCCGGCGCGTCAGGCCATCAATCAACAGTGATGACGCTAACTCAGATGCTTCCACATCGTTGTTGTCCTTGACTTCATTGATCAGCGCTACCATCTGCTCACGCGATTCTTTCAGCCGCCGCGCGACAGCGTTTTGCCGCATGGCATACCGGCCAATGCTGGACTTGCTGATCTCCCAGCCGCGTGCGCCCATGGCTTCCGCGATCTCTGCATATGTGTTGGTCACATCGGCCAGCATTTTGTCCAGCAGTTCGCGCGCATCTTGCGGCAGCTCATCCACGCGCGATTTAATACGGTTGCGCTCGCGCTGCTTTCCCATATCGCACCGCCTTACAGCGCGATTCCCGGATCAGCGGGGATGCTTTCCTCAATGAGGTCGACGCCCTTGGCCGTGAGGTTGATCAGCGAATCAACGCCGGTTATCTCATCCTCTTCCACGCCGACCACGGTAATATAGCCTTTATCGGCCAAATAGCAGAGGTGCGGATAAATGTCGGTCGTTACGCTCACCAACGCTAGCGCCAGCGATCGGTTGCTGATTGCGCGGAACTGCGTTTTGGCCAGTGCCCGCAGGATACAGCCGCGGATTTCGCGGTTTTTGATCGCCTCGATGTTCGCCATGGTTATGCCTCCTCCTTCATTTTTGCGAGCCGGTCTAATACCTTATCCAGCTTGCTGTCCAGTTTGGTCTCTGTGGACTTTATATTGCTTTCCAGGCTTGCGATCGCCCGGAGGAAGTCCTCTCTGGTCGTATAGACAAACGGCATCTGCTTCATATCCTTTTCCAGCTGGCTGATCCGTTCGCTCTGCTTTTCGATCTTCTTATCCAGCGCATCCCGGTCGCGCTTCATATACCAACCGATGATACCGATAACAAGACCGGTCACACCCTGTATGATCCATGTGATCCATGCTTCGCTCATCTCCCGGCCTCCCAGCAAGCAAAATACCGATACGGGCAGTTCCCGTATCGGTATTATCGCATCCCCTATGGGGGGATCAGTATGTAAGCGGCCTATTTTAATTCGCTAAATGACTTTGTCGAGGAAGGATACCTGACCATCGTCCTCCGCTGTGCGCGCCTGCTTGATGATCTCGTACACCTGCACGACGGACAAATCGTATCGGTGCGCCAGCGCTGGAGGCTGCACCCCCTTGCGGTGATCCGCAATCAGGCTCTTATTCCGTACAGCCCGAACGATCGCATCCAATTTAGGCACATACAGGTAATCTCCGCTGTATACGGCCACCAAATCTAGCATCTTATCATATCCGATCAGGTCAGCTATCTTCCGGTGCTGCTCCGGCAGCAGCTCCGGATCGGCGTTACGTAACCATTTTGGTATCTCGATCATGATTTGTCAACCTCCTTTCTCCGCGATTTCCCTTTTCTATAGCTTTCAGCGCTTCGATCAGTTTGCGCGCTGTTTTATCATCCAGAAATCGAAGGTGTGATATGTGGAAGCGCTTTTCGATGAAGGCACGCAGTCGATCATCCGTCCAACCAAGATTTTCCGCCAGCGCCATGATCATGCCCAGTTCGCGCGGCGTCGGCTTCCCGGGGCGGGTCGTATTAGATTCCTGCCCGGCCATTCTTTTCAGCCTGTCGATCATTCCCTTGGCTTGTCCCAATGTCATAGCGCTTACGTGATCCACACCCGCGATCTGATAGGTCATAGCGTGGATATCGTCATCCGACATATGCAGAGACTTTTTCGCCAGCGTATAGATGCACCGTTTTTGCGCTGTGGTGATAGGGGAAGGAATATCATATTCGCGCATGTCATGCCTCCGTTTCTGCGGGAATTGCATCCTTTTTGACTTCCAGCCAGAATTCATCCTCTACAGATACACCCACGCCAACCTTCACAATATCTTCGATCGGGTGTGTGCGCAGCGCTTCACGGTTAATCTTCGGCGGTTCGACTTTGATGCAATCGTGCCATCCCAAGGCGCGTAGCAATCGGACAATGTCGGCTATCTTGGCCGCGTCGCGCGGTACTACCAGCTTCGTACTTTTCCGCCAGCCGATATTTCCGAAAAGCAACGGCTTCGTTTTTTTCTTTAACCCTTCCCGATTGCGCTCAGCGTATTCTTTGACTTGCTGGCTGAGCGCGTCGATCGCGGCCGCATGCGGATCGCTCGCATCCTTAGCTTGCAGTTTCGCGTCGTCGATTGTTTGCTGCATATCATGCTGTATGGCTTCAACGGCTCGCGTATGTTCCGCGATCTCGCACAGAGCCAGGTCGACTTCATCCCAGCTTTGCAGCTGGGGCAGCTTATCTTTCGGCTTGATTCGTGCCATGGCAACCTCCTTAGTACATCAGTTTATATTGCTTTGCGGCTTTGACCATATCGGCATTGATTTCGCCACCAGCTGCGGCCTCCAGGCAGAGGTCGAGGATCTCAACTAAGTTCCCGAGGCCTCCGTGCTGCACATCCGCGCCGATTTTTGCGAGCATTTCAGCCGCATCTGTGGTAAGATGGTAGTGGCGCAGATGGGTAAGGGCAGTCTTGGCGGAAATACCTTTGAGCTGCAACTCATATTTCCGGCGATACAGCTGTGCGAGATTGTCCTTCCCTGTGCCTTTTTTGATCGTTGTCTCCAGTTCCGGCGTGCCTGCCAGGATGACCGGTGTTCCGGTGTTGTCCCATATTTTTCTTAGATATTCAAACTTGTCAACATCCCACTTTTTCAGGTATTCCGCCTCATCCACAAGGATGGCTACATCCGTACGGCCTGCAAGCGCCTCGATCAATCCTTCCATGCGTTGACACCCGTTTCCCTTCAGGCTAATCCCCGCCCGGTGCGCAATCGCATTCAGCAAATCGTTCACGCGCATGTTGGGCATAGCTTCAATGTAAATGCTGCCCGGATGATCCAATGCAAACTTCTTCAGGATCGTAGTCTTTCCGGTACCCGGAGCACCGATCAGTACGCCCATCTTCCGCTTTTGGTAGATGTAGTCGCACCACCCCTTCGCCAACACATACTCCTCAGTCTCCCAAATTTCCAGCGCTTGTTTATAGACAGCCGGAGCGTCCATGTCGGGCATTTCCTGCGCTTCACGCTGACGATCCACAAAGCTCCACAGCGATGCTACATGCTTTGGGCTGGGCAATATGCCCTGATTGACCAGTTGACTGATCGCGGTACGGTGTACCTCGGTAGACTTGCTGATTTCCGCAAATGTGATTCCGTCTGCCTGTAGGCCGCGCAGGGCTGCACGCAAAGTCTCTGTACTGCGTGGTGAGCTCTGTGCTGTCAGTTCCATTACAGATTCCATGGTATTTCCTCCTTTTCTGACGATGAGCGCCGCGCCCCCTAACGGGGGCGGCCGCGGCTTTCACGCGGGCTGGGCCTTGGGTCAGGCAGATGTCACTTCTGATGCAGCCATTTCACTATACAGGCATGCCGCCGACATAAGGATGAACCCATTATGCTGCGTTTCTGCATCCTTCAGTATCCGCTGCATGAGCTCATCCAGCTTTTCCGATTTGCCGAATGTCTCAAAAATCTGCCGTGCCACGTTCAGCGCGTACATCAATTCCTTCTCGGTCATGGCAAGTTCCAGTGCTTTCAACATTGCTTCTCTCGGCGTCATATTCTGCTCCTTTTGACATCAGTCGTGGTTTATTTGTTGCCGCCTGCGCGGCCAAGTTCCATAAACATCTTGCGGACAGTGTCGTTTGCAACGGTGTCGCTATCCTTTTCCCGCTTGACCTGTTCGGCAAGCTCGGTGCGCTTTTCAGCCCTCGCTTTGGCAGCCTTACGATATTCAAGTGTGGTGATCGTCCCTGCGCCGACGACAGACAGGTCAATCGGCTCGTAATAGACATTGCGCAACCCAACCTGTACGGCACGTTCTGCATGCGCGATTCCTTCTCGTACCTCTTGCACTGCCTGCTTTTGCAGCCTCATGTGCGCAGCGATCTTTTCAGGATCTTCACCGATCAGGCGCAGCTTGTCCTTCAGGCAAGCCTCACACACAAAGTGATCTCCGGATATGACAGTCACGCTCAGGTCGTCGTCCTTGCTGTAGCGTACGGTGACCTCCTGCCCGACCATATGCCGCAAGGCGTCGTCCCAATACCATTGCTTATGCAACTTTATGCCCATATAACTTACCTTGCGTGTAGCTGCTTCTGTACGGATCATAGCCAATACATCCCAGCCCGGTAAATCACTGCGTGCCTTTTCGCCACTCTCATATATTTCAATCGGCGACTGTTCGTTATCAAACCGTTCGGAATGGTAGGCTGGGATGATTTGCTCACGCATCACCCGCTCAAACTGCGCCAGCGTAAGCAGCTTCCCGCGCTCGGCCTGTTTTTCAAGGTAAGCACGTGTCAAATACTCCGGACGCTGATCCGGGCGACCGCCGCACCAGCCGGGCAGGTCGCGGATGTATCGGTTTTCCAAGGTTCCGAATAATCTCTCAATAATTTTTGACCACGCTTTGTAGGGTTGGGCGTGGATCACGTTTACCCCCAGCACCTGGAGAAGTGCCGTTTGGCTTAACTGTTCATTCAGCCTGCCAATTACATGCTCCGTTTCCCGGCCGCCCTCAAACCGCTTGCTGCGGTAGTCCTTACCGTTGTCGATATAGATCGCGGCAGGCACGCCATAGAACGGGCTGAAGGACGATTTCGCGATCGCCCGCACGAAGGTTTCCGCAATGGTGGTGCTGTTTGGGTTTGTGGTGATGCACCAGCCGACGAACGCGCCGCTTTTCGCGTCGCTCCAAGCGGTCATCCAGGGGCGCACGATCCGGCCGTCGTCATCTACTACAAACAGGTCGAACATGTGGTGGTCGCCGAACCAGCATTCGTTGATCTTCTCCGGCTTGGTGCGCTGTGTCTTGGGCATATACTTCGCTTCCCAATACCGGTTGCCGTATCGGGCATATGCGATTTCGTCTGCCGGGATCGTCTGCGCGTACCGATTCAGCGTGCTGACGCTCTCCGGGATGATCAGCCCTTCGCCGGGCCGGTCGCAGAGTTCGTATTCCTGTGCCCGCCCCTGCAGCGCAAGCTCACGCCGGGCGAGGCTGCCATCACAATGCGGGCAGCGCGCGCAGGCGTGGACGTCCAACTCTGCCGCGAGCCGCCGCAGCTTCTCGTATGCGCTCCGGTTCGTATGCTTCGCGGCTGAATACAGGTTTGCTTTCACAAAGTCCTGCGCAAACAGGCACATAGATTTCGGCTTACCCTTATTCGACTGCTCGATTTTATCCATAAGCCCAGCAATGCCCCGCGCATCATATGCGTCCCGCCAACGATAAATCGTGCGCAGCGTTACGCCGATCCGCGCTGCAAGCGCGTTCTTCCGCACCGTGATATTGCCCTGCCCATCGCGTTCGATGATCTTGCACTCCAGGACAGCATTGCGCCGTGACAGGACTGCGCTGATCCCCTCATTCCCATATCGCGCCTGATAGCTCACAATGTCCGCTTCTCCCAGGCTCCCACCCTCCATTTGGGCTATGTACCGTATCTGCGCGCTCTCCGGCAGGCCGGTGATATCCACCATATACTGCTTCCCGCCACGGCCGCATGTCGCTTCTACCGCAACCGCGCTGTATTCGCCGCGCTGGATTTTGCGGCATATCGTCCTATCTGTCTCGCCGGACAGCATTGCCGCCTCTATGGTTGTGACCAGTCCGAACCGGTTCATATCCCTTGTCGCCCTTTCTTCCGTTTTGACCTGCCTCGTCAGTGCGGGATGGTCAGCCCTCGCAGACCGCCTTGCGGCGGTTTCGGCTTATGCGCCCCCATGTTCCATTTCAATTTGCCCGTTCTTCCCAGTGCTCTGTGGCGGGCAAATCGCTATGCCGATCTGATTCTCCTTCGCGTCAACGAGGATCACTTCATATTCTGCGATGCGTTCCAGGCTTGCGTACAGCCCCAGCACACCCTCAAAATAATCGTTCTCCCATTCTTTGTCCCAGATGGAAATCCCCTGATTTGCAAGAGGGATCACCTCCAGCAGCTCACGCAGTTTCATGCCTTCCCTCCTTTAAGTTCTCAATGTACAGCGGCCTTTGCCGCATACGGCGCGCCTGCGCCCTGCGCCGCTCGTGTTCCTCCAGCGCCTGCACCGCCGCAAGCGCCGCCATGCAGCCCAGCACCGCGCCGGGCAAAAAGAAGCTGAACATAAGGCCGAAATAGTTCATGGATGCTCCTCCTTCGTTTTCACTTGGCCTGCCTCATCGGTGCCGGTAGGCCATTTACGGCAGACCGCCTTGCGGCGGTTTCGGCTGATGCAAGGCATTCATACCACTATGGTCAAAGAAGCCCCATCTGCCGCATATCGTTTGCGGAAGCGGCAAATGCTCATTTCGGATATTTCAAGACCCTGTGCTTCGAGGTATTCACGAATTTCCCGGTTCGTTTTGCGTTGCCTTGCAAACTCGATCACGACGTCGGTAAAACCGTAAGCCACAATCTTTGACTGGTTCTTCCCGGTTCGTCCGCTCCGATGGTATGCCTGCTGGCCGTGAATGATCTCCAACTGCGCAGGCTGGAATTCCGGCTGCGCGCCCTGTGCCAGGTACGGCAGAAGCTCTTTCACTGTGGCCTGTACCGTCATGGCAATGATCTTCGTCAACTGCTCCAGGTTGATCTGCTGGCCATATCCGCCCGTTTTCCGAATCGTGGGAAGCACTTCGTCGAACACCCACTTCTCAAACCGC